ATCTGATTTAATTGATAAACAAAAGTGGGTAAACATTTTAGCAAACGCAGGTAACTTTCCACATCCAGCAGTTTTAAAAATGAAGCCTCAAGACTTTCAGGCGTTTCAATATGCTAGACTAGAGAAAAGAGTTTACGAAGAAGCAGATGAAGAAGCAAGCGATCAATATGATTTTAAAGTTATGGTCTATAACTTTGTTAGAAAAGCAACAGTATCGTTTGATAAAGAAACATTATTAGATAATGGTTGTTATGTAGATTCAAAAACAAATGTATTACATTTTAAGTTAAGTAGATTAGTTGAATATTTTAGATCACAAAAAGATAGTACATCAACAAAGAAAATATGTTTTAATTTAAAACATGTAATGAGTGCTCAAAAAACAAACGGAAAAGTTTACAACAAAGTAAGTAAAAAAGAAATATCGTGGCCTACATGGCATTTTGTTTCTGATCCTAGTGAATACTCAGTATTAGGAGACAGTGCAAAGAAAGTAACTTATGAAAAAGATTAGAATAGCAGGTCCTCCAGGCACAGGTAAAACTACAAAACTAGTTGAGATATACTACTCTCATTTAGAAGCATATTCTCCAACAGATATTATGGTTATATCACATACTAATACTGCAGCCGATCATATAAGAGGAAAGATTTATGACAATCAAAGTATTGATAACTTTCAAAAGAAAACAAACAAAGAAATATTTCATTTAATAAAACAATCAAAAGCAACGTTAGAAGAAAACGTTACCACTGTGCATAAGTTTTGTAAGAACAGAGTAAAAGGTAAAGCATTTTTAATTGAAGACTATGAGATTTTAAAAACTATTTATCCTTTGTTTGATAAGTACACAACAAATAAAAAATTTAACAGCGTACAAGGTTTGTTTGCGATACATCCTTTTTTTAGATTTGTAAGTTCTGCAAGAGATAATGGAAAAGATATATTAAAACATTACAGAGGATTAAGTTTTGAAGAGAAAGAAGACTATGAGTACACAGCAGAAGAGTTAATTAAAATGGAAGATTGTTATGTTAAATTTAAAACAAACGAAAAAATTAATAATAGAACTACAAAAATATTAGACTTTCAAGACATGGTAGAAGATTTTTACAACAACGCAGAAGAATCAGAGAAGTTGTGTAAAGAAATTAAAGTATTGATTGTTGATGAAGCTCAAGATTCTAGTGTAATACAAAGAAAAGCAGAAGAAGTAATGTGTAAAAACGTAGATTATTTTTACAAAGCAGGAGATCCTGATCAAGCTATATTTGAATTTGCAGGGGCAGACCCGGATTCTTTTCATAGAGAGTTTGCAAATCCTGAAATAGAATTAGAACAAGGTTATAGATGTCCTAAAGTTATTAATGAATATTGTAAAAAAATTATACAGGATGTTTGGAACACTTATAAATACACAAGAGTTTGGAGACCAAGAGAAGAGAACGGTCAAATTGTAGAGGGTGAAATATTTAACTTAGCTAGTTTAACGCAAGACCCTTTTGCGTCTGAATTAAGAAACAGAATATTAAATACAAATGAAAACTTTATATTTACTTACAGAGGCGGAGAACCTAGAGATATTATAAATTATATTATGCAAATAGGTATACCAGTAAAAATACCAAACAAAGAAAAAAGTAAATTTAAATTTAAATATCCAACTAACGAAGTAAAGAATCAAAGAGAGTTTATAAGTTTTGCAAGAGGAGAAGTTAAATCTCTAACTAAAATTAAAGCTATGTTTAAAAGTATTCATCCACAATATTTGTTAAAAACTATTGAAGAGTTAGAGTCAGTAAACAGTGGTAGTTATGATATAAATTGGCTAGTAGATAAAGGTTTTGTAGTTCCTGGTATAAAAGAAATAGATGATTTTCAATTAATTAGTAAAGTAGCAACAATTCATATGAAAAATTACATAAGAGAAATAGTTTTAAATAACAGAGATTTAGAAGATAAAAGAGTTTTTCTTGAAAACATACATACAATTAAAGGTAAAGAGTTTGATAATGTTGTTTTTGATTTTAAGTTAACAAGAGAAGAAAATGCATTCTCAAAAAAAAGAATGAAGTTTGTTGCATGTTCAAGATCAAGAAAAACTTTATGGTTATTAAAAAGCACAACTAATTTAACATTTGCAGGAAAGGAGGACCTATGACATCTAAAGATATATTTGATGATGCATTTCCACAAGACAAACAGATTGGAGGGAATCACTATCGAACCATGTCCATACAGCCGTATGAATTTATTGCAAAGAATGATCTTTCATTCTTTCAAGGCAACGTTGTAAAATACGTATGCAGGTATAAGTTGAAAAATGGTATACAAGATCTTGAAAAGATTATACATTACTGTGAGTTGGAAATAAAAAAAATGAAAGATACTAAATGATACCTGATCTTGCGGATTTAGATATTAAAGATGGTGATGTTATCGCTGTCGACTTAGAGACGCACGATCCAGACCTCAAGACCCACGGATCAGGGGCCATTATTGGTAATGGTAAAGTGTGTGGAGTTGCTGTTGCTTATAGAGATGAAAAGTTTTATTTTCCAGTAGCACATTTAAATTCAGGACAGAACATAGGCAAGAATAGATTTTGGAAAGTATTAAATAAAAAAATATTTCAAAACGAAAAGGTTACAAAAGTATTTCACAACGCTATGTACGATGTGTGTTGGATAAGAGCTGCTACAGGTGAAATGTTAAAAGGACCTATATATGATACAATGATAGCCGCATCTATTATTGATGAGAATAGACAAAGATATAGCTTAGACTCTTTAGCAAAAGATTATTTAGGAGACTCAAAATACAAATATGATCTAGCAGAAAGATCTAAAGAAGAGCATGGAATAACAGACCCTATGACTAACATGCATAAACTACCTTGGGATCTTGTTGTTGATTATGCAGAGCAAGATGTATTACTTACATTAAAACTTTGGATAAAGTTTGAGAAGATAATTAAAACTCCTGTAAACACAGAATCAAAGAAAAAGAAAACATTAGAAAATATTTTTGACATAGAAACTAAATTATTTCCATGTCTTGTTGATATGAGATTCAAAGGTGTAAGAGTTGACGAAGAGAAAGCTAAGACATTTGGAGAAACTTTAAAAAAAGAACAAGCACAAATCTTAAAACAAATAAAAGAAGAGACAGGTATTGATGTAGACATGTGGGCTGCAGACTCAATACAGCCTTTGTTAGATCATCAAAAAATAACTGATTATAAAACTACACCTAAAACAGGACGAGCTAGTATAACAAAATTATATTTAGAATCACACCCTAATAAATATTTAAAAATGATTGCAAAAGCTAGACAGTTAGATAAATTGTTCAACACTTTTGTTAGCGGTATTTTAAAATTTATACACAAAGGTAGAATACATGCAGACATAAATCAAATTAGATCAGATACAGGCGGGACAGTTACAGGTAGGTTTTCTATGCGTAATCCTAATCTACAACAGATTCCAGCACGAAGTGAATTAGGTAGTAAGATAAGAGAATTATTTTTACCAGAAGAGAATCATAAGTGGGGATCATTTGACTACTCACAGCAAGAGCCTAGACTGGTTGTACACTATGCTCTGAAGAACGGCTTCCATGGAGCTGAGGAGATGGCTGAAGAGTATAATGAGGACCCAGACACAGATTTTCACGATATCGTAGCCAGAATGGCTAAAATCACCAGGAAACAGGCTAAAACTATCAACCTTGGGTTATTCTACGGTATGGGTAAAAACAAGTTAGCAAGATCTTTAGAATTAGATGATGATGAAGCAAAAGAATTATTTAATAAATACCACACAAAAGTACCTTTTGTTAGAAAACTATCTGCTGGTCTTCAAGATTTTGCAGAAAAAAATAAAAATATATATACCTTAGAAGATAGGTTCTGTAGATTTGATAGGTGGGAGCCAATAAATAAAGAATGGAATCCTGAGAAAGGTATATTTGAAATTAGTGAATACAAAGAAGTAGATGGTAAAAAACAAATAGTAAAATCATCAGTGCCTATTTTAAAAAGAGAAGAAGCTGAGAATAGATATCTTGCAGAGCTTACCAAAAACTCTCAACCTGGTGATCCAAACTGTAATAATTTTGATAAACACTACAAGCCAGCGTTTACTTACAAAGCATTAAACAGATTAATACAAGGATCTGCAGCCGATATGACAAAAAAGGCAATGGTCAAACTATATGAAAACGGTATTGTGCCACACATACAAATTCATGATGAACTTTGTTTTTCAATACAAGACGAGGAACAGGCTAATCAAATAAAAAAAATAATGGAAACTGCAATTACGTTAAAAGTTCCAAACAAAGTAGACTATGAATCTGGACCAAACTGGGGTAACATAGAATGAGGATAAATTATGGCGTACTTAAATGTAAACATACCACCGACTT